TCTTATTACAAAACCATGAACATTGAGAACCTTGACAAGCACAAGAAAAAGAAATCAACACTCATAACTTATTCAATATTGGGAACAGTATTCAGCGGAGATTGTGATACAACATTAGCCAATACTATAAGGATGGCATTGTACAACAGATTTGTAATGGATAAAGCTGGATACAAATATGGTAAGGATTATGTCGCATTCTCAAAAGGTGATGATTTTACCGTCATGTTCAATCCTACATTAATAACAGATGAACAAGTTGAACATGCATACTGGCAGTATTTCCTACATAAACCAGAAGCACCTTATGACCAATATGATAACCGAGTATTTGGCATAGGACAGATTTGCAAATTCTTAGACTTTGGCAATGCAAACACAATAAAATTTTGTTCATTAAGAGCTTGGTACACAAACAAACAAGAGACAAAAATACGATTAACCAGAGATCCATCAAAATTCTTAAACTTGAGTAGATACAGTCGTAAAATGAAGTCAATGAATTTGGAGTCTAAGATACTTTATTTATATTCATTGGCAGATGCATTAGATGCGTCATACAAGGGATTGACATACTTTGACACAATGGCATTTTGTTATCGTAGAAGAGCTACACAATTAAAGATGAAATATAATGTTAGCACAAAACAGTTAGAAGATACAAAACATAAACTAGAGAGACTCACAGGTGATATAAGAACAACCTTGTCAATGGATGATCATTTAGACCCCAGCTTTACGTATGATGACACAACCCCTAGACAAAGCTACTATGAAATAGGGGATAATTATTGGGATACTATGCAGAGAATAGAGAGACACGACACTCGAAAATACACACAAGAACAACTAGATATATGTAACTCACAAATAGAGACAGAATTTGATTCGAATGAACTGATGAAACTCCTGGCCTAACAATTTTAAACTATGCAGAACAATAAATTGAATACTACTAAGAGCAAAATTACTAAGAAAAACACGACTAGACAGAGGAAAACACGATTTAGAAGGAGACTTCCTAACAACAGAACCAGACGTGCCAATGTGATCAGAGGAAATAGAATAGCGGCAGCATCAGCAAAATCATTAGCTAAGAAGTTTAGTATACTTAGACAGAATGGCACATCTGTGAGAGTGACAGGCAGAGATTTGATATACCCAATACCAGATAACTTAACAGCACCTATTCAATCAACTAACATAATAGCAGTAATACCTGCAAATCCTGCCTATTGGACTGGAACCCGTATAGCAGCTTTAGCATCAGGCTATCAAACATATAGGCCAATAAAATTTAGAGTAACCTACATACCTATATGTGCAGTCACTCAACAAGGCAATGTAATAGGGGGTACAGTGTGGGATGATGGTTTTGACCCTACTAATGTACAACAATCACTTAGGACATCAAATGGAGGATTCATTACCCAATGCTACGTACCACACTCAACTACCATCAGACCTAAGGCCAACTTACCATTTAACCTTTACAAGATAGGAGGAGCTTTTAATGACAAAACTAACCCATTCATATTCATAGCAATGGCTTTAGGTACAGTAAACTCAAATAACCAAAGGGTGATACCTGGATATTTTTACGTGACTTGGTCTTTTGAGTTAAAGAACCCCATTGGAAAAGTTAACCAATTCTACAATTCAGGATTAACACTATATGAGAACTTACAATTACAAATGAATAACACATTGGTTAACTTGGCTACTAATACAGACATACCATTTGGAGCATACATTGATCTGGAGGATGATAAACAACCATATTACAACCAGACACAAATAACCATACAGAACAACACACCAGTATGGATGTTTAGCTCAGTTACTAAAACTACAACAGCATCACAATCAGTGAAGGAAGTTATTACATATTCTACCTTGCAAACATCCAATGTAGTAGCCTTGAAAGCAGGTCGATCAGCTAGTTCAGGTACTTTTGTTGACGACTACCGTGGAACCAAAGTTATAATAATAGATAAAGGAGAATATTATATGGTCTTAGTACCTTATGAGACTAAGTTGTCAACCAATCCATCACCTGCTTTAGTAACTATGAACGTGACTATTGAAAATGCAGAATTAGTATACTTGTCAGAAGATGACTCACAAATATTTGGAACATTACAGGATGATACTATTCTACAAACAGCCATAACAAGCCAGACCGCTACATCTTCTGGCACTTACTGCTCTACCTTTTATGCATACAAGAATAAGTTTGAAATACAAATAGAATCTAGTAACACAAAGAGCAGCAAGCCCACAGTAAACCAGGTCATGTTCAAGACATTGCCTATGAAGTCTAATTCTAAACAAGAACAACCAGTGAAAGAGGAGGATGCAGTATCAGAAAATAATGATCAGGAAGTTGACACAGATGAGCAAATACAATTACTTCAGGAACAAATTGAGCAGTTAAAATGTAAAAACAAATGAGCATTACTTCAGATGTATGATATATAAGTAATCAAAGAACACATGGTACAAGCTATCAGACACAGTCTATTATTATTTTAACAAATTATTATAAATATTTAAATATAAAAATGTTTATTTTATTAAAAATTATTT